CAGGCTAATCGTGCCCGCGCCCGACCTGCCGCGCCCGAACGGCGCCCCGCTGCTCTCCTGGGACGCCGGCGAGATGCCGCTATCGCTGTACGGCGCGCTGCTCCGGGCGATCGGCACCGCGGCCAAGCGCGAGGGGTTCGACGTGTTTATGCACGAGACGACCGGCACGCGCACCCTGTACTACCGTCGCCGGCCGAGGCGCTAATGCCGAGATCTCCGCGGCCGGGCTCGCCGGATCCGGCGCTGTTCGACGCGCCGGGCTGGACGAAACGCCGGCACGAACGGACGGCCGACGCGGTGATCCGCCGGCTGCACGACGTCGGGGGTTGGGATCACCGCTATGACCTCGCGACCTCGGCGCTCCGCGCGGCTGCTCGGGCCGTCGACCTCGCCGAGCGTGTCGCGATGACCGAGCCGGCGCCCTATGCCGCAATGGTGCTCGCGCAGACCGCCCGCGAATTACGCGAGACTCTGGCGGTGTACGGGCTCGGATTGGGGGGGATGCCCGGTGGCGACGGTTTCGACGCTTTTCTCGCCGAGATCCAAGCCTCGGAAATCAACCCCCCGACGACCTGACCTGTACGGCACCGGGGGGCCGGCTGCCGCCGCGGTGCTCCGCGCGATCGGTCACCTGCCGTTGCCGTGGCAACGACACGCGCTCGACGTCACCCTCGAACGTGACGACCGCGGCCGATACGTGCACCAAACGGTCCTATGGCTGATCCCCCGACGCGCCGGCAAAACCGTCGCAACCTCGGGGCTGATGCAGCACCGGGCGATCACCGTGCCCCGGGCCCGGGTGTTCTACACCGCGCAGACCGGCACCGACGCGAGCGAATGGTTCCGTGAAGATCACCTGCCGCTACTGGAAGATGCCTCCGTGTTCACCGGCCGGTGGCGCAAACGTATGTCGCAAGGCGCCGAACAGGTCCGTTGGCTGCACAATCACGGCACCGTGCGCGTGTTCGCGCCGACCGCGAACGCCTTACACGGCAAGGCATCCGACGTCGTCGTGATCGACGAGGCATGGTCACACGACGCGACCCGCGGTGATGAGCTGTTGCAGGCGGTCGGCCCGACGCAAGCGACCCGGCCCGGCGCGCAGATCCTCATTATCTCGGCCGCCGGCGGCTACGCCTCCGCCTTCCTGATCGCGCAGCTCACCGCCGCCCGGGCCGCGCTCGACGCCGGCGACCCGTCCTACGCGCTGCTCGAGTACGGGGTGCCCGACGACCTCGACGCGACCGACCCCGATATCGCGGCCGAGTATCACCCGGCCGTCGGGCACACGATCGACGCCGCCTATCTGCACACCGAACGGGGCCGGCTCGGGCCGGAGGGGTTCGCCCGCGCCTACGGCTGCCGACAGGTGCTCGGGCCGCCCGGATCCGGCCGGCTGGATCTCGCGACCTGGGCTGACCCCGAGCTGATCGACCCGGCACCGATCCCCGACGGGGTGAGCGCCGCGGTCGCGTTCGACGTGTCCCCCGGCCGGGACGGGGCAATCCTCGCCGTCGCTCGCGACGCGACTACTGGACGGTTACGCCCGGATTTGATCGACGCCCGCCCCGGCACCGCCTGGATCGTGCCACGCCTAGTCCAGCTCGCCCGGCACCGCCCCGCCCCGGTGTTCGGTGTCAACGACGCCGGCCCGGCGCGCGATATCGCCGATCTGGCCGAGCGCGCCGGGCTGTCGCTGTTCCGGCTCTCCGGCCGCGACTACGGGGCCGCGTGCGCCTCGATCGCCGACGCCGTCACCGAGCGCCGGATCTGTCACCGGGGGCAACCGATGCTCGACGACGCGCTCGCCGCCGCCGGCACCCGGATCCTGGGCGACTCGTGGGCATGGAGTCACCGGCACGCCGAGGCCGGCGCCACGATCGCGCCGCTGGTCGCGCTCACCGTCGCCGCCTGGACGCTCGACCATTCGACCCGGATAAAACCGATCGTCGCCTCGAATGCCTGAAAAGTCTCAACCTGGGGTTTACAGTTTCGGTCGTGGGTACACGGTTGCAACGCCTCGCGATCGCGTTCGACCTGATGGACCCGCCCGCTCGACCCGCGCCGCCGGCGTCCCCCGATGCACCGCGGCGCGCGGTCGCGCGAGATCCGCTCACCGACGCGATCGCCCGGCGCCGGCTCGGCACGATGGCCGCCGACGAGGCGATGTCTATTCCGGCCGTGCGCAAGGCGGTCGCCACGATCTCGGGCACCTTGTCGACGTTCGCGCTCCGGCTCTGGACCGACGCCGGCATGCAGACCGGCCCGGGGGTGCCCGGTTGGCTCTCGCAGCCGGTCGACGGCCGCACGCTGCAATACGTGCTGAAACACACCGTCGACGACCTGATCTGGCATGACCGCGCCTACTGGCAGGTGACCGCCCGCTACACCGAAACGTTGCGCCCGAGCCGGTTTCGCTATATCGCCGCCGACCGTGTGCTCGCGATCCACGACCCCCGCGACGTCGACGCCGCGCCGGCCGCCCATTGGATCGACGGGGTCGAAGTTCCCAGCTCGCAACCGCTGGTCGTGTTCGACGCCGCCGGGCTCGGGGGGTTGCGCCTGTATGGCTGGGCGATGCTCGACCTTTACGTGCGACTCATGGAGGCGGCCGGCCGTTACGCCGACTCGCCGTTGCCGTCTATGGCGCTGCACAACACCGGCGCCGACCTCGACCCCGACGAGGTCGCGCAGCTGCTCGCCGCCTGGGAAACCGCCCGGCAAGCGCGCTCGACCGCCTACCTCAACAGCGTTGTCAAGGCCGAGGCATTCGGCTGGTCGGCGCGTGAGCTGCAGCTGACCGAGGCACGCGAACACGCCGCGCAAGAGGTCGCCCGCCTGTTCGCCTTGCCCGCATTCGCGGTGAATGCCGCCGACGCCTCGCCGATGACCTATGCCAACGTCGTCGACCGCCGCCGCGATCTGATCGAAGCGTTGCGGCCGTGGGTCACCGTGATCGACCAAACATTGTCGCTGCCGCCGATCACCCCGTCGACGCAACAGGTGCGAATGGACGTCGCCGCCTACACCCGCGACGACCCCTCGACGCGCATGACGACCTGGGCAACCGGGATCTCGGCCGGCGTGCTCACCGTCGACGAGGCACGCGCCGCGGAACCGCTCGCCACCGGGAGTCAAACCCTATGACCGCCGCCGGCGCCGTTTGGGAATGGTGAGGCATGACTGACAGATCCGCGTTTCGCACGTTCGCGCTCGCGCCGGTGCCCGACCTAGCACCGACGACCGACACCGCCGACCGGACGCTCTCCGGGCTGGTCGTGCCCTACGGGCAGGTGACGACCCGGGCCGGCGCCGGCGTCGTGTTCACCCGGGGGTGTCTGACCTTGCCGGATCGGTTGTCGGACGTGAAATTGCTTGTCCAGCACGACGACGACCGGCCCGTCGGCTACGCGACCGCCGCGACTGACACCGACGCCGGGCTCGAAATGACATTCGCGCTCGCCGAGCACCCCCGCTCCGATGCCCTGCTCGCCGAGGCCGAGGCGCTGCTCCGCGACGGTTTCTCCGTCGGGGTCGAATTGGCCGACGACACCCTCGACGCGCTCACCACCGCGTTTTGGTCCGACCGTGCCGACCTGCCGCCGGTCGTGCTCGCCGGCGCCTTACGCGAGGTGTCGGCCGTGTCCGTGCCCCAATTCAACGACGCCCGGCAATCACACGCCGCCCCGGCGCTTGCCACCTTCACGACCCCCCGAGAGGACACCCCCCCAATGCCACCTAGCACCGATCTCGCGCCGCCGCTGGTCGAAACCGCCGCCGCGCCTCCGATCCGCCCGGCCGACCTGCCGACGCTCGCCGAGCTGGCCGCGGCCGTGTCCGACCTGATCGGCGAACAGTCGACCCCCTCGACGCACCCCCTCGCCGCGTTCGCCTCGCTCACGACCTACGCCGACGCCGCGTTCACTAACCCCGCGTTGCGGTTCGCGCTGGTCGACCAAACGACCGTCGACAACGCCGTGCTCGTGCAGCCTGGTTGGCTCACCGAGATCGCCGGGCTGATCGAACAGGCACGGCCGGCGATCGCCGCGCTCTCGGGCGGCTCGATGCCCGCCTCCGGCATGGAGATCGACTGGCCCTATTACGACGGCGACCTCGCCTCGATCGTCGCCGTGCAGGCGGCCGAGAAAACCGAGATCCATTCGGTCAAGGTGAGCTTCAAAAAGGGCTCGGCGCCGGTCGAAACATTCGCCGGCGGATCCGACGTGTCGTATCAGCTGATTCGCCGGTCGTCGCCGTCGTATCGCGAGGCATATCTACGGATCCTCGCCTCGGCATACGGGCTCACGACCGAGGCAAGTTTCACCGCTGACCTGTACGCCGCCGCCGGTCAAAATGTCGTGTTCAACACCGCCACCGGCACTAGCTTGGAGCTGCGCGCGGCGCTGTTTCAGGCGTCGTCGCTGGTCAAAAAGGCGACCGGCCGGCCGGCGACAACCGTGCTCGCCGCAACCGACGTCTACACCCGGCTCGGCGGATTGACCGAGCTTTGGCCGACGCCCTACGGCACGACCAACGTGTCGGGCACCGCGACCGCCTCGACGCTCGTGATCAACGTGTCGGGGTTGGAGATCACCGAGGCGCCGACGCTCGCGAATGGTCAGGTGGTCGTGACCAATAGCTCGGCCGTGTCATGGCTGGGCGATGGTCCGTTTGTCGTGACCGCCGAGGACGTCGCCAAGCTCGGGCAGAACATCGCGATCTGGGGGATGGGCTCGACCGTCGCGCAGCTGCCGCAGGGCATCGTCACCCTCGACGACGGACTCCCCCTCGGCACCCGCTCCGGCGGCTCGGCCGCCAAAAAGTCCTAAGGCGACGACCCGTGACGACCGACCCGCCACCGTTGCCGGGTGAGCTGCCGCTCACGTTCCCCGACTGGCCGCGCGAAACCGTGCCGGGGCCGTGGGCGACCCCGGCCGACGCCGCGCTCTATTGGCCCGACGCGACCGCGCTCGACCCGGCCGCGCTCGACGGGCTGCTCGACGCCGCCTCGGATCTGTGCCGGATGTACGCGCCGCCGGTGGCCGAGCTGACCGCCCGACACGTGCAGGCGACCGTGTACGCCGCGCGCGACCTCTGGAATGCCCGTCAGGCTGACTACGGCACCGGCGATCTGCTCGCCGGCGACGTCACCTACACCCCGCGGGCAATGTCGCCGCAGGTGCGCCGGCTGCTCCGCCCCGATATCGGCGTCGTCGTCGGATGACACTCGCCGCCGCACGCGCGCTGCTGATCGGTCAGCTCGACACCGTCGACCCCGATATACGGGTCGTCGCTTACGGGCGCTCGATCGACCGGCCGGCCGCGGGGCCGTGGGCGGTGCTCGAAACGACGGCCGCGGCGCCGCCGCTCACGATCCGATCCGACCGGATCTACACCCTCGACGTGTACGTGATGCCGGGCCGGGAGGATCCCGACACCGCCGGCGGATTGCTCGACGTGCTGCTCGACGCCGTGCTCGACGCGCTCGAAGCAACCGACCCCGGGCAGGGGTCAACCGACTGGACCGGCTGCCAGCTCACGACATACGCCGACCTCGGGCTCGCCGCCCGCATAACCGTCGACGTCGCCACCTAACCCCCCTTGGAAAGAGGCAAACATGCCCGCGAACACGCAACCGCTCGGCCCGGGATTGCTCACGATCGGCGACGTCGCCGCCGCAACCGATATCTCGTGTCAGGTGACGGCCGCCCGGATCACCTGGGAAAAAGACGCCGACGACGACCTCGACGTCCTATGCGGTGAGGTCGTGCCCGGTGAGATCCGCTACACCGCCTCGCTCACCGGGACGCTGTTTCAGGATTACTCGTCGGCCGCCGCGATCGGGCAATACACCTGGGAAAACAAAGGTCAGCAGGTGCCCTTCACCTTCGTGCCGTCGAACGTGTGGGCGCAAGAGGCAACCGGCATCCTCACCGTCGACCCGATTGACTTCGGCGGTGACGAGGTCAAGGCGAAAATGACCTCTGATTTCGAATGGGCGATCGTCGGTGACCCGGTGCTCGGCGCCGTCACCGCCCGCGACGCGACCGAGGCCGAGGCCGACACCCGCGACCCCGTCGGCGTCTAGTCCGTGCCCGGCCCGGTGGTGCAGGTCGTCGGCGCCCGTCAGCTCCGGGCGACGATGAAACGCGCCGGCGACGACCTCGGCGACCTCGTCGACGTGCACGGCGAGATCTCCCGGCTGGTCGTCGCGTCGACCCGGGCGCCGCGCCGCTCCGGCCGGCTCGCCGGGACCGTGCGCGGATCCGGCACAAAAACCGTCGCGACCGTGCGCGCCGGCCGGTCGTCGGTGCCCTATGCCGGGCCGATTCATTACGGGTGGCCGGCCCGCCATATCGCGCCGAGCCCGTTTTTGACCGACGCCGCGCACGGCACCGAGCCGGCGTGGCGCGCGATGTACCTCGACGCCGTCGAAAAGATCCTCGCCCGAGTGAAGGGGGCATAACCCGATGACCGACCGACCCGGCACCGCCCGACCCGAGACCGACGCCCCGTATCTGTTTGTCACGTTCGGCGACCCCGACGACGACCCGGGATCGTGGCGAACGGTCGGGGTGCAAACCTCGATAAAAAACCGGATCGCGTACGAAATGGAGTCGCACCGCCGCGGCTATGCGCCGCTGACCTCCGGCGCGATTTACACGATGTGGCGTTTCGTCGCGTGGCACGCGCTGCACGCCCGAGGCGATTTTCCGGGCACGTTGGCCGAGTTCGCCGAACAGGTGTTCGACGTCCGTGCCCGCGACAACACCGACCCCGACGACACCGAGATCGACGCCGGGGCCGATGCCGCACGCCCTACCCCGCCGGGAGTTTCGTCAGAATGATCTACACCCTCGCGCACGTGTACGGGCCGCGGCCGGCCGGCGGATCGTGGCTCGACGCCGACGACGCCGAGATCCTGACCGCGCTCGACGTGCTCGCCGAGATCCACGACCGCCCCGCGGGGGGTGACGTCTAGTGGCCGCCTCGGCGATCCTCGCGATCAAGATTGTCGCCGACGCAAAAGGCGCCGGCCGGGGGTTCGATCAAGCCTCGACCAAGGCGCAAAAGTTCGGCAAGGCGATGCAGCGCGCCGCGGTGCCGGCCGCGATCGTCGGGGCCGCGCTGGTCACCGCCGGCAAGCGCGCCGTCACCGCCGCCTCCGATCAAGAACAGGCATACGGGGGGCTCGACGCCGTCTACGGCAAACACGCCTCCGTGGTCAAAGAGTCGGCGAAAACCGCCGCCGCCTCGGCCGGCATGTCGGCGACCGCCTACGCCGAGATGGCCGCGCAGATCGGCGGTCAGCTCAAAAGCGCCGGGGTGCCGATCGACAAGGTCGCCGGGCAAACCGACAAACTGATCAAGCGCGGCGCCGACCTCGCCACGACCTACGGGGGCACGACCGCCGACGCGGTCAACAGCCTTAGTAGCGCGTTTCGTGGGGAGTTCGACTCCTCCGAACGGCTCAACGTCGGACTGTCCGCCGCCACCGTGCAGGCGGAATTGGTCCGCCGAGGTCAGGACAAGCTCACCGGCGCCGCGCTGGCCGCCGCCAAGGTGCAGGCGACACAAGCGCTGATCTACAAAAACAGTGGCGACGCCGCCGGGCAATTCGCGCAGCAAACCGACTCCCTCGCCGAGAAACAGCAGATCGCGCAGGCGAACATGGAGAACACCGCCGCCACCTTGGGGGCGGTGCTGCTCCCGGTGGTCGGGCTCGTCACCGACGCGCTCGCCGACCTCGCCGGCTGGATGGGCAAAAACGCCAAGATCGTGCAGGTCGTCGCCGGCGTCGTCGCCGGGCTGGCCGCGGTGATCCTCGTGATCACCGGGGTTATGCGCGCCTACGCCGCGGTGCAGGCGATCGTGAATGCGGTCATGGCCGCTAACCCGGCCGTGCTGATCACGCTCGCGATAATCGCGCTAGTCGCCGTCGTCGTGATCGCCTACAAAAAGTCTGAGACGTTTCGCAAGGTGCTGCAGGCGCTCGGCCGCGCCGGCGTCGCCGTGTTCCGTGTCCTAGTGGCCGCGGTGCGCGCCTACCTTTCGATTTTCGTTGCGGTCGCCCGCGGGGTCGCCGCCGGCGCCCGCGCGATGTGGCGCGCGCTGTCGGCCGCGTTTCGTGCGGTCGCCTCCGTCGCGCGGTCGGTTGCCGCCGCTGTCCGGGCCGCCTGGTCGGCGACCATGCACGGACTGTCCGCGGCTGCTCGCGCCGTGTCGGCCGTGTTCCGGGCCGCCTGGTCCGGGATCCGGTCGTCGGCGTCGGCCGCGGTGTCGGCGATCCGGTCGTTTTTCTCCGGGCTCGCGTCGACCGCCTCGGCGATCGTGGGGCGGATCGTGGCCGCGTTTCGGCGGATCGTGTCCGCGGTGCGGGGGCTGAACCTGCCTAACCCCTTCGCGGCTATGGCCGGCTGGATCGACTCTGTGATCGGCCGGATCTCTGACCTGATCGGCTGGTTGTCACGGATCAAGGTGCCCCATATCGACCTGCCCGGCGGAAAGTCTGGCCCGGCCGCTAGCTCGGCGCCGGCGGTCGCCTCGGCCGGCGGGATGACCGCCCGCGGGGGTGTGCCGGGTCGGTCGGCCGCCTCCGCGGGCGCCGGCGGAATCACGATCAACGTGTCCGGCGCGCTCGACCCCGACGCCGTCGCCCGACAGATCGAACAGATCCTTCGGGGTCGGGCTCGCCGGGTGTCCGGGCCGCGCCGGATCGGTGCCCCCGTCGCCGTGGGGGCGATCTAGGTGATCGCCGCGACGTGCGAGCTGCTGGTCGAAGGGGTCCGGGTCGCCGACACCGCCGCCGAGCTGGTCGACGCCGCCCCGACCGCCTTGGATGGGCTGCAAATCAACTGGGGCCGCGCCACGACGACCGATCAACCGGACGCCTCGACGTGCTCGTGGCAGCTCCGTGACCGCCGCGGCTCGGGATCGTTTCTCGACACCCTCGCCGTCGGCCGCCGGGTGCAGGTGCTCTCCACCGTGACCGTGCCCTCGGCCGGCGACGAGATGGCCGAAAATGTCACCGTCGACCCCGGATACGACACCCTCCCGGCCGGATCCTCGGCAAACGGGATCCGGGTGCTGACTCGATCGGTGCCAACGACGGTCAAGGCGGCCGCCGCGCCGCACGGCAACGCCTTGTCGCTGGACGCCGCCGGCTACCCCTACGCCGACCTGACGCCGGCGCCGTGCTCGAGTACCCCGGGCGCCTGGGATCAAATCCCCCAACTAGCGGCCGGCGCGACCTGGCGATGGTCGGTCGACGTGTACGCGCCGACGCAGGTGACGGTGTCCGCGCAGCTCGCGATGCTCGACTCCCCCCTCCCGACGGCCGGCGTGCAGGTGCAAGGGCTGCACGTGACCCGGCAAGGCACCGGCGCATGGCAGACAATCTCCGGCACCGTCACCGCCCCCGCCGGCGGTTGGGGGGCCGGGTGGCCCGGGCTGCACGTCGTCGTGCACTCGCCCACGTGGGCCGAGCTCCCCCCCGGCACGCCGGCCGTGCTCGACGCCGCCAACCTGATTTCTAACCCGTCACTCGAAGCGAACGCGAACGGATGGGCCGCCGTCGGCACGACCGTCGCCCGCGACACAACCGAGCACTACACCGGCGCCGCCTCGCTGAAAGTCACCCTGCCGACGGGGCCGGCGGTCAACTACGGGTCATCGTTCCCCCTGTCAGGATTGAAGATCGGCCAGCAATACACATTGTCGGCGTGGCTGAAATGCGACGCCGCCGCGCTCGCGTGCAAACCCGCTGTTCGCGTACAAGGGCTGATCACCGGCAACGCGGTCACCGTGGCCGACACCTGGACACGGTCGTCTGTGACCTGGACCGAGACACAGACGGGTCGCAACGTGTACGCCGTCGTCAACGCCGGCCCGGCAACCGCCGGTCAGGTCGTGTACGCCGACGCCGTGATGGTGACCGAGGGGCCGACGCTGCACCCGTATTTCGACGGCGACACCCCGGCCGCCGGCGGTTACTCCTACCGTTGGACCGGCGCCGCGCACGCTTCGACGTCGGAACGGTTGACCGGTGGAGGGGGGCTGACCTGGGCGACCGCGCCCGGTGTCTGGGCGGATTACGGGCCGCCGGTGCTGGTCGACAACCTCACGTTGCGGCCGCCGGCGGTGACGTCGCGCCGGGTGCTCGTGTGGGCCGGCCGGATCTCTGACCTGACCGCGACACCGTCGCCCGACGGGCAGGGGGTCGACGTCGCCGCGGTCGCTGTTGATTTCACCGCCGACCTTGCCAACGTGTTCGTGGGTGATCAACCGTGGGCGGCCGAGCCTATGGCGGCACGGTTCGCCCGGATCCTCGCGCTGGTCGGGCCGGCCGCCCCGACGGGCACCGTCGACCCCTCCCTCGGCGGATATCAGGTGTCGTGGCGTGACGTCGACAACGCCGCCGCCGGCGATCTGCTCCGAGATCTCGCCACGACCGTCGACGGGGTGCTCTGGGCCGCGGCGCATATCTCCACCGGGCCGCGGTTGTGGGTCGAAGATCCGCAGCGCCGCGCCGCGGTGTCGACCGTGTCGCTGGTCGGGGGGCTCTGGACGATCACGGTTGCCGGGTCGGCGTCCGGGTCCGAGGCGGTCATAACGTCGTGCGATCTGCTCGCCGACCCCGTCGCCTGGACGCAGGACACGGCCGAGGTGATCACCCGGGTCGACGCGACCTACCTTGCGCAGACTCTCGACGCCGGCGTGCCGGCACCGACCGAGGCTCACGTGCTGGTCGTCGACGCGCCGGCCGAGGCCGAGTTAGGGGTGCGCCGGCTCGGCTGGACGTCGCAGCTCACCGCCGCGGCCGACGCGCAGGCGATCGCCTCGGCGATCCTGACACGGTCACGTGCGGTCGACTGGCGGATCTCCGGGCTGACCTGGGACACCGCGTTGCCGTTTGTGCCGGGCGCCGACGCCGCTAACGCGGTCGCAAATCTGCTCGACGGCACCCTCCGGCTCGGGCTCGCGCTGGTCGTCACCGACCTGCCGGCATGGTCGCCGTCGGGCGGTCAGGCTGGCGTGTACGTCGAAGGGGGCACCTGGACATTCGCCGCCGGCCGTTGGGTGCTCGATATGACCGTGACCCCCGGCGCCGCGCAAGCCTCGCCGATGACCTGGGCGCAAGCGCCGGCCGGCTGGACCTGGGGCACGACCGACCCGGCGATGTCATGGCGTGAGCTTGCGGCCGTCGGCCCGACCACAACCGGAGGCACCTAATGGGCACGACCCCTAATCTCGCGATCCCGTACACCGAGCCGACCGACGACCTCGCGACCTACCCCGCGCAAGATCAAGAACAGGCCGAACGGCTCGACTCCGTGCTCTACGCGCCGAGCGCGTCGTATCTCCGGTCGACC